AATGGCCGAGCGTGTCGATCGCGTCGCGCAGCAGATCGCGCAACCGCAGTCGTTCCTGTTCCAAGTCAATGATGCGGGAAAAAGCATCCGCGAGGGCGGTATCGCCCGCCGAGTACGCCGCGCGCTCTTGTTCTTCGATTGTTAATTGCATGATTGCACCCAGTCCTGCGCGGCTGTTAGCGCCGCGTCGGGCGCGCCCTCAACGTCATCAAAAAACGCCTGTACTTCGCCGTCGTCGTCAACCACGGCCCAACCCGTATCAAACTGCGAAAATTTAAACCGGCGGATAATCTGTAAATTGCTCATTTTTATATCTCCTGTGTGCGATGATAAACCGGTCCCGCTATGATGCCGGAACCGGAGGTTGATTTTTTACGATACGTACGCCGACAATTCTTGCAGACAAAAGATTGACCCGCCGCCCGCTGAATTGTTTGAAAACCTTTACCGCCGCAATGCTGGCATGTCATGTCGGGCGGGCGGGCGGTGTGCGTTACATTCATCTGCACACCACCACGGCACCGATTGCGATTGCAAACGCCGTGGCAGACATGGCAAGCGCAAGGCATAGCAATGCCTTAGCTAATGATTCCTCTACTGGCGCAGGATTGACGTTTTTACAGTCTCGCATATGATAAGTCATGCGGGCACCTCCTCTGCAATAATTCGGCACGTACTTAGGCGCTTACGCTTGCCGACTTCGCGTAACGCAATACCCGCAGCGTGATATTGTTGCCTTTTCGCGCCCGTGCGACTGGTATAGCCGACTGGTGGCGCGCCGTCGATCTCGATTACCTGCTCAACCTGTGCCATGTTTGCGCTAACCTGTGCGGCTGTGGCGGTAATCGTAACGCTACGCCAGCCCGCCGCTGTGAAAACGGATGCATCATATTGAATGTTCATAATTTTCCTCTCGTTATGGTTGTACATCGGTGGATTGGTCGCCGTAATCGTGTGATTTTCGGTTGTCTGGCGTACCTTGATCGGAAAAGTACAAGCCCATAATAAGCAGCTGCTCGCACCCGTACACCTTGCGCGCATCGCATTGCGCGCATTGATACTGGCGCGCGTCCGGTTCGACCCCGTACGCATCGTCGCCACAATTGATACAAAAGCCCGCGTTATCGTCCGATTCTACCGCGGTCATTAAATCTTCGAGACACGGTTTAAACTGCATGCTGCCCGCTTTTGTGCGGTATGGTTTGGTTTTCATGTTTACACCTCCTCAATTAAATTAAACGACGCGCGATCTACTGTATCGAAACTATAGAAATCATCCATCGACGCGTATAAAACGACGCTCTCATTGTCGATGCCGATTACACGACCGTCCTTAAGTACAACAAAATCTACTGGCGAGTTTCCACTCAATGCGTCAATGCCTGCGATATATTGTGCGGTTACGGTTTCCATGGTTACGCCTCCTCAGATGTCATGTTGTAAAGTTTTGCAATTTCGCTGTCGTCGTCCAAAATAGCCCATGGGTTACAAATTGCCCATACTTCGATATGGGCAATTTGCATCGCATCAACGTCTACCGGCATATCCCAACTAATTTCGGTCGGGCTGTCGTCCCAGTGATACGCTCGTCCTGTCGTCGCAAGTTCGCGCATGTATTGCTTCACGTCGTCGATTGTTTTCATGTTTATGTCTCCTCGTTTAGCAGCACGTGCATTTATTGATTGGTTTCCCGTTACGGCATTTACCGTGCGCGTCGTCGTAATCGTCAATAAACGCGAGCACGTCGGCGATATCGTCACAATCGAATAACCATTGTCCGTCGATATTGCTGATGCCATAGCGCGAACAACCACTAATTTCGCGTTTAGTGTCGTCCTTGTAATCGCAATGAATCGTTAATCCTAATGTCTCATTGTGAATCGACGGACACGTATCGTTACCGTAACTGCTATCAGCAAAACCGTCGATCGTCGGCAGCTGGTCGTCGTAATCAGGAAAAAGGGTAGCGCAAGACATAATATATGCTCCTCGTTTAGTGGATTGAGTAAGATACTGCGGTCACGTTGCGGTTCCAGCATGCGCGGCACGTGCGGCACTCGCCGTTTTGCTGTGGTGCATTGCATGCCGTGCCGATTGGCGCGCTTTTGGCGTGTACATTCGAGACTGCGACGCCTGCGACGTTTTTTAGGCTGGCGGGTACGACGACAGCCTTGTCCGTGAACATTGCCGATAGTCGGATTATGAGATTTTTTGGGATGTCAAATTGTGCGGTAAACGCACTGACGATGCCGTATTCCCTCGTCGGCAACCAGTGCATGCAATTGGGCGTAGCGCGCGCTACAGCGGCGATTTTCTCGAGATGTTCGATATCTTGAATATCGCCCGAATCATGCCAACGGAAGTACTTGTCGGCACCAATCGACACTACCATAGCATCGACCCACAATTCATCCGTGATTGATACCAATCTCGCATGCTGTACCGGTTCGATATTGTTTTGATATTTGCGGTAGTTTCCCTTCTCAGCGTAACAATCAGCGCAGATTGATCCAGCGATTGCGCGCATTTTGAAACCGGTAACGCATGCGATCGTCGGCAGTGAATACGATTTGCATGGCATCTTAGTTGTTTGCGTTAAACCGCCGTGAATTTCATGGGCTTGTTTCTTGTTGAGTGTTTGCATGTAGTTTCCTTTCGGGTAGTTTAGTGTACCGGTATGCTGCGGAATCTATTTTAACGCATTCGCAAGCGATTTACATACAAACATCAAAATATATTTTCGAGGGGGCGAAAACCTTGGCAATGGCTGGGTGCCAATATTGGCAGTCGAAAAACGGGCGCGCATCATAGGGCGATTGGCATTATTGGCTATTTATAGTTAGACGTTAGATTTTTTGTAAATGGTATATATGTAGCATGGCGCGTCAATTCTACGCGCTTTGGCTGCGGCTTTCCGCGCATAGCCAAGAGTGCCAAGATGACCCATGCTGCCAGCTCGCACAGCAAACCGCACAATGGTATTTGCCAAGAGACTACATACAAACAGCCTGCCTGCCTGCCTGCCTGCCTGCCTGCCTGCCTGCCTGCCTGCCTGCCTGCCTGCCAGGTGAAAGTGTAAGTGCCCACTAACTTGGTGCCCATCGGCCAGGGCTAAGTGAGTGCCCACTAACTTGGGTGGCTGGTGGGCTGCGTGCCGCTTGCTCAGATCGAGGGGGGAGGGCGGGCCTTGAGCTAGGCGTGTCGGTCACGGCACCCTCCACGAACAATTTTTTTTTAAAAAAGATACCCAGACCAAAAGCCCTTACAAACCAGAAATAGGTCAAATTGTCCTATTGGCAAACGGGAAACAGTCGTGCTATAAACGGGCTATGTTCAAGTCACTCCCCTTCACACCCCGCGTCGTTAAGGCGACCGAGCAGCGTTTGAACGCTATATATGCTGCTTCTAATTTAGGGTTAAAAGGAGATGCACTGGCGCTAGCAGCGGGGATGCTGCCTACGGAATATAGACAATTGTGCCAATTTGACCCAATGGCCGAGATGGCCGCACAAAAGGGCAAAGCCGATAACGAACTGCAAGCTGCCCGGCGGCTAAACGAGGCATCAGAACAAGGCGACGCTAAAGCGAGCTTGGCAATCTTGCAGCATTGCCACGGCTGGACGTCCAAGACCGAAATCAGTGTGGACGTCTACCAGAAGATCAGTGTGCTGACTGCCTTGGAAGAAGCCCGCGCAAGGGTGATCGAGGGGCAAGCAGTCGAGGTTGAGCTAGAAGATAAGCAACCGCGCCAACATCAACAGATGATTCACGTGGAACCTAATGCAACAGCCGGTCTATAGCTCGGAGGACGAACAGAAGCTCATGGTTGAGCTATGGAGTCCGCAAATTAAAGACGACCCCGAGGCGTTTGTTCTGCTGGCCTTCCCCTGGGGCCAGAAGAACACACCGCTGCACAAGTTCCGTGGCCCGCGCAAATGGCAGCGGGAAGTGCTGCGCGACATCAAGGCGCATATACAAGGGAACAAAGGCAAGATCCAGATGGACACCCTGCGGGAGGCGGTGTCCTCAGGACGCGGGATCGGCAAGTCGGCCTTAGTCTCTTGGCTGGTGCTGTGGATGCTGACCACCCGCATCGGCGGCAGCATCGTTATTAGCGCCAACTCGGAATCCCAATTGCGCTCGGTGACTTGGGCCGAGCTGACCAAGTGGGCGGCGATGACCATTAACAACCATTGGTTTGAGATCAGCGCAACCAAGCTGGTGCCCGCGCAATGGCTGTGCGAGCTGGTCGAGCGTGACCTGAAGAAAGGCACACGTTACTGGGCCGCAGAGGGCAAGCTGTGGTCGGCCGAGAATCCAGACAGCTACGCCGGTGTCCACAATCAAGACGGCATGATGTTGATCTTCGACGAGTCCAGCGGCATACCGAATCCGATATGGGAAGTCGGCGCCGGGTTCTTTACCGAGAATACGCCAGACCGCTATTGGTTTGCCTTCAGCAACCCGCGCCGCAACGAAGGCTACTTTTTTGAGTGTTTCCACGCCAAACGGGCGTTCTGGAACACCCGCAGTGTCGACGCGCGCACTGTCGAGGACACCGACAAGCAGGTCTACGAGCAGATTATCGCGGAATACGGCGAGGATTCGCCGCAAGCCAAGGTCGAGGTGTATGGGGAATTCCCCGATGCGGGCGAGGATCAGTTCATTAAGCCCATGCTGGTCGAGGATGCCATGCACCGCGAACGCTGGAAGGACACCACGGCACCAATAGTGTTAGGGATTGACCCCGCCAGAGGTGGCGCTGACTCAACCGTGCTGGTGGTGCGCCAAGGCCGTGACATTGTGGCGATCAAACGCTACTCGGGCGAGGACACCATGACGATTGTTGGGCGGGTGATCGACGCCATCGAGGAATTCAAGCCCACGCTGTCGATTATCGACGAAGGTGGCCTCGGTTACGGCATACTTGACAGGCTGACAGAGCAGCGTTATAAGGTACGCGGGGTAAACTTTGGCTGGAAGGCCAAGAACTCTATTATGTGGGGCAACAAGCGGGCTGAAATGTGGGGCACTATGAAGGAATGGCTGAAAACAGCATCTATTCCAAGCGACCGTCAGCTAAAAGCCGATCTGGTTGGCCCCATGAAGAAGCCTAACAGCAGCGGCACCATTTTCCTTGAGGGGAAAAAAGAGATGCGTAGTCGTGGATTGGCCTCACCGGACGCTGCTGACGCGTTGGCCGTCACTTTTGCCTTCCCCGTTGCACACCGCGAATATCGCGAGGCAATCCGGCGCCCCGCGTCATCCCACGCCAGCGTAACCAACTCATGGATGGGGTCATGAAGAAAAGCGTATCGTTATCGGTGGGCCGTGGTGAGAAACGCCCCGTTAGCAAGGGCGCTGGCCTCACCGCCAAGGGCCGCGCTAAATATAATGCAGCGACCGGCAGCAACTTGAAGGCACCGGCACCCAGTCCAAAAACATCAGCCGACAAAGGGCGCAAAGCGTCCTTCTGCGCTCGCATGTCGGGCGTGGTGGCTAAGGCCAAAGGCCCCGCCGAGCGGGCAAAAGCATCCCTTAGACGATGGAAGTGCTAACGATGAAGCCAGGACTGTACGCCAATATCAACGCCAAGAAAGCTCGGATCGCTGCGGGCAGCAAAGAGAAGATGCGTAAGCCCGGCGCGCCCGGCGCACCGACTGCAAAGGCGTTCAAGCAGTCGGCCAAAACCGCAAAGAAGCGATAATTATGCCCCTCGTTAAGTCACCAAGCAAAGCCGCCTTCCGCAAGAACATCAAGGCCGAGGTTGCTGCTGGCAAGCCGGTCAAGCAAGCCGTTGCTATTGCCTATGCGGTCAAACGCGCTGCGGCGGGTAAGAAGAAAGGCAAGTAGTGACCTATCACGACACAGGCATTAACGAAGCGGGCGCAGTCTCGTCAGGCGGCACCAAGTCTGACCGCGACAACGGCGAGATGCTGGCGACCATGCGGACGCGCCTGACGATGGCGATCGCTGCCTACTCGGACAGCCGTGAGGACGAGCTGGACGACCTGCGCTTTCGTGCTGCAAGCCCTGACAATCAATGGCAGTGGCCTGCTGACGTGCTGGCGACACGCGGTTCGGTGCAAGGCCAGACAATCAACGCCAGACCTTGCCTGACCATCAACAAGCTGCCGCAACACGTCTTGCAAGTTACCAACGACCAGCGGCAGAACCGGCCCTCGGGCAAGGTAATACCGGCTGACGACAAGGCCGACATTGAAGTAGCCGAAATATTCAACGGTTTGGTGCGGCACATCGAGTATATCTCGGACGCCGATGTTGCCTACGACACGGCCTGCGACAACCAAGTGACGTTTGGTGAGGGTTACTTCCGCATCTTGACCGAATACTGCGACGACAACAGTTTTGAGCAGGATTTGCGGATTGGGCGCATCCGCGACAGTTTTAGCGTCTACATGGATCCGACAATTCAAGATCCCTGCGGGTCGGATGCCGAATGGTGCTTCATCAACCAAGAAATTACCAAAGACGAATACGAGCGCGAGTTTCCCGATGCAGCGACACTCTCAAGCCTGCAATACGGCGTGGGCGACGGGCAGTTAAACGCGTGGATTAACCAAGACACCGTGCGGATTGCGGAATACTTCTACATCAAGCACGAAGCCAAGAAATTAAACCAATACCCCGGTGGAATGACCGCAATGGCGGGGTCACCCGAGGCCAAACAGATTGAAATGATGGGTTTGGCTGCAACAAGAACCCGAGATGTAGATGTGCGGACGGTCAAATGGTGCAAAACCAACGGCTTTGAGGTGTTGGAAGAGCGCGATTGGGCGGGTAAATACATCCCCGTTATCCGCGTAATTGGCAACGAATTTGAGATTGATGGCCGCATGTATGTCAGCGGGCTGGTGCGGAACGCCAAAGATGCCCAACGCATGTATAACTACTGGGTTAGCCAAGAGGCCGAGATGCTGGCACTGGCACCCAAAGCACCGTTTATTGGCTACGGCGGGCAGTTTGAAGGCTACGAGCAGCAGTGGAAAACGGCCAACATCAACAACTGGCCGTATCTGGA